TCTAGATTTTGTTTATGATGTACCATTTCATGGGCTAAAGTTCTAAGAACGTCAGCAGTATGTCTACCGCCTGTATTCAAATAGATCTTTTTCTCGCTCGGAGAATACCCACCAAAACTCTTATTTTCAGCAGCAATAGCCTTATCGGGAATTAGCACTAGTTCAGGCATTTCGCTTACGTTTAGATAATCTCTACAGTAATCCATAAAGTCGTCAATGTGACTTTTTGTTTCCTGTTCTTTTAGGTATTGCTTGTACTTCAACATTGAGTTTGTAAACCTTCTTAAGAAACCGTTTCCATATCTTCGGATCGGCTTTCCGAAAATGCAGTCGGTACATATAGATTGACTCGCATTCGGTCCAATTAATCTTATGTGCCTTACGAAGGTTATTTATATTCAGATGCTCGGCTTGAGTCTCATAAGCGTGAGCATCAATCTCGTCTGGATTTCCATAGTACATCAACTTCATACGATCTTTTTTCTGCTTTGGCGTATACTGTTTAGTGTAAGAATAGCCTCGACCACGCTGTTGATGCTTATGGCGATACTCGTGGTGAATCGCTCGAACGACTTTTATCGCCAGATTCTTGGCTTCTTTTTCGGTAATGACCACCTTTTTATTCGCAACAGGAAAACTTAACGTAATCAATATGTTTTCAGGAATCGTCGAAAAGATTCGAGGACAATATTGCCCTGAAACAATAACTGAGTGGTTTGGGAGATGGGCTTCATCGTAGCGCGAGGAAGTGAAATAAATGATAGACTTCTGAAACGTTTTATTCAGACTGCGAATGATAGCAGGTACAGACTTGACGCCCACCCAAGATGGGCTAATGGCGTCAACTTTTTTCTGTATCTTGTCTAATTTCATACCTTAATGGCACTGAATTTATTCTTCGGTCTATCTCTATCCATTCCGCGATCTAACTCCTGCCCCGAATCAGCCAAGGTCGTTTGTGCGGCGGCTTCAACATCATAAAGTTTCATCTTGGAACGATCAACGCCGATCACAAAACGCTTATTCATCGTTGGATCATTATATCTATTCTTCAACTGTTTCACCATAATGTGATTCAGTTTTTCGAGTTCCTCGGAAGTAATTAGGGCAAACATAAAGTCAGCCGTTGCAGGCAAACCAAACGATTCAGAAGTATCCTCAAGACCAGGATCGGTATTGGTGAAACCTGAGCGAGTCGTTTGAGTGGCTGAAACAATCGGGACTTTAAACTCAACTGCAAGACCACGAATTTCTTCCGCAATCGCTTTGATATATGAATACGAGTTTACGTTCGCGCCGTGTTTCAAACGAGCCGACGCACATATATTCAGATAATCAATAAAGACGATATCGGGCTTAAAGTTTTTCTTGATGGCAAGTTCATTCAACAACGTTCGAAAGTGAATCGAACCTGCGGACGCAGTTGGATATTCTTTAATGATCAACTTACCTTTAATATTCTCTTTGATGCGAGAGATCTTTCTTTCATAAGTATCTTTCGGTAAGTTTGCAAGGTCATCCAACTTAACGTTCAAGAGATTCGCGTCAATACGTTCAGCAATCTTTTCTTCAGCCATTTCAAGAGTAATGTACAAGACGTTATAGTTTTGACTCAACGCACCTGCCGCCACATGACACATGAATAGCGACTTACCAACGCCAGTTCCTGCCAACGCAACGTTTAGAGTTTTAGTCGGCAAACCGCCTTTAGTGATACGATTGAAGAAGTCTAGATCGAAAGGGATGCGCTTTTCAACTTGATGATAGAAGTCAAATCGCTTAGAAGCATCTTCAATATAGTCGTGACCAATGTTAGGATCGAACGAAACTGAAAGCGCATCCGAAAGAATCTTCGGAATCGCACCTTTAGTCTTATCAGTCTTTTCATCTAGAATATGAATTGATTCTAGAATTGCATTATGAAGTGCTTTCTCTTGACAAAACTTTTCAGTCAACTCAAGAAGCCATTCCATCTTACTTGAGTCATCGCTGGACTTCAGCGATTCAATCAATTCATTTGTCTGGCGAAAATCTTCTTCAAAGAGATTATCTCTCTGAGAAAGAGAGATGTTAATCGCTTCAAATGAAGGAACGTTATTATATTTTAGAACATAACTTTGTACTTCTTCAAATACTATTTTTTCGACTCTTTCTTGGAAGTACTCGCTTTTTAGAAACGGAAGGGTCTTTCTTACGAACGGTTCGTTTTTGAACAGGTTCTTCAATATAATTTGCTCGATCTTCGTCAAACTCATTTTCTGCTCCCTTCAACTCTTGTTCTAAAGAGTTAATTCTTTCATCCGCCGCTTTAATCGCATCTTCAAGAACAATCAATAGAATGTCACCAGCAATTCTATTAAAATCGCCCTTTAAAGTCAAATCGCCTTTCAGTTTACTCGGTTGCTTGATAACGTCAACATCAAAGTTTGCTTTTGCTGAACCATCACTCAGCGTTTCACCAATTTGAATTCTACCGATAGTGAAAATGACATCTTTATACTTTCCTTTTAAAAGACGAAAAGCAATTGATACATTATCGTTTTTATAAACGTCAGGCTCATGATAAATTTCATAATACTTACCTTTGCGATACTTGCGATCGCGATTCCACTTATGAAATTTGTCTAGGAAATTACTCATCATCTTCTACATCTCCTGCAGGAGTGGTATCTAGATTACCAGCAACAGCAGAACTGAATTGATAGTTCTTACGAATCCATTCTTTGAATCCGTCATCCGCAAGAATGCTATCCCAGAATTCGGCACATTCAGTATCAGCCAAACGCCACTTCTTGGCTTCAACTTCGCCAGTGGCGGTATTCACTTTTGCATACCAACCTACATTAGGCTTCGTAACATGACCAGACTCAAGTGCCATGTCAAGAAGACCACTGTACTTGCTAATGCCGCCATCGAAGCGAACTGTGACGGGGATCTTGGCTTTTTCACGAACATAGCGAGACTTCTCCACGTTGATGATAAAGTTATAACCAATCAAATCAGTACCTTCTTTTTCTTGCTGACGACCAAGGATGTAGATGTTATCAGCAGAGTAATAGGAACCTGTTCCGCCGCCGACAATATCCTTGGGATACAAACCTATTTCTTTATAGGTGTGATTTACTACAACCATAGGAATGTCTTTTAAGGTGAGATGAGGTGTTACCATACGGAACAGGGATTTTATTTGCTTTGCGCGGCTCATGTCAGCGACTGACTTACCATCCAACGCATCCTCGACTTCTTTCTTCGAAGCCAAGTTACCAATTGAGTCAATGACGATCATTACACGCTCGCCACGCTCGATGTTAGTCAACTGTTGCATAATGTCAAACTTCAATTGCTCAACGTCCGTGATTGGAGTATGAACAACGCGATCGGTATCAATACCAAACGAAGTGAAATAGTTTTGTGGAGTACCAAACTCTGAGTCGTAGAACAATACAACTGCATCTGGATACTTAACCTGATATGCTTTCACCATCAAGAGACTGAACGCAGTCTTGAAGTGCTTTGACGGACCAGCCCACATCGTAAGACCAGGAGTGAAACCGCCATCAAGGTCGCCAGAGAAGGCAACGTTCACAACGGGAATGCTGGTTTGAATCATGTCCTTTGCGGCAAAGAACTTGGAACGAGCAAGAATTGCTGAATCCTTAATCGTGGAATTTTTCTTAATCTTATCAAGTAAACTCATTTGTATCTCCTATGAGAAAAAGTCATCTAGCGAATTAGTTTTCTCGCTCTTCCAGTTAATACTGTCAAGAACAATCGTCAACGGATCGAGAAACGCTTTCTCGAATTGAGTATCATAATCTAAATATGGTCCCAAGTCAAATTCTTTCGGGATAGTTGTTAAGAACGATATGACGCTACATTGAAGTGGGTTTGGTTCCTTTACATACAAGAACTTTATCTTTTCGCCTTCTTTGATTTCCTGATACTTCTTTTCAAGGTTCTTTGTACGGATCGCATTATTAAAAATAAGTGCACCCTTAACATGAATTGGTGTACCTTTCGCATAAACACTATTCTTGTCAGCATATTCTCTTACTCCATTCACCGATCTCGGGAATGCAACATCTTCAACAGGTAATGTCTTAAACTCTTTGCGGAAGTTTGCAATAAACTGAATCAAGGTATCTTGATCTTTTGTGAGAATAACTTCAAACGCTTCCTTAATCTTTTCGCGGCAAGCATTCGGCGTTGAAGATTTAACCGCTTCAAGACCCATGATCTTAAGTTTCGGTTTCTTGTATTCAACACCTTCGTTATTATACACATTGATCAGATAACGCTTCTTTGCAGTCCAAATCGCTTTGTCAGCAAGAGCCTCGCGCTTCATCTTCATCTTCTGCGCATAAGCATTTACATACTCAGACAACTCCTGATATGATGCATCAATATATGGCTGCAGTTTCTGATCACAAAACTGATCCATTGCACGAATGATCTTTAACTTCTCAACCTTTTCGATGTTCGGTATAGACTTCTTGATAAGTGGTCCGAGATTCAAATAGATTGAATCGGTATCTGAAGCAATTACATAATCAGCATTTCGCGTTTTAACAATGCCGTTGATATAGGCATTAAGTTTATTTTCAATCCACCGAATAGATAACTGACCGCTGAGAGTGATCGCTTCAGCAATACGAATATCAAAGAAACGGAAGTATTGATTGCCGATAGCACCGTAAGCCGAGTTCAATGTTACTTTCTTAGCCAACTGAATGTTATTGAATTTAGCAATTTGCTTTTCGAGTTCTCGCTTTTCAGATTCTGAAACAGATTTCTCGAGTAACTTCTTTGCTTCAGTCGCTTTGTTCTTGTACATGGCGCGATCTTCATACATACGCTCCATGATCTCGGACAAGAATCCTTGCTTGCTGATATCAAACAGTTGACCGTTTGGCGTTACCGTAACATTCAACTTCTTTAATTCTTCAGTTGGTATCTTACCATCAAGCAGTGAATCGACATTGATCTTACTACCCCATTGAGACATAAACTTACGCATTTCATCCGTATAGTTTTTAGGTTCAATCAACATTTCAGGTGAAAGATTGTATTGCATGATCAAGTGCGGATACAGACTGTTCAAGTCAAACGAGGCAACCCACTCGTGCATACCAAGGATTGGATCTTTAACGAATGCGCCAGCATATTGACTATCCTTTTCTGCATTTCTGCGTGGAGGAATAACCATATGCTTGGCTTTCAGAGTATTGTATGTGATTGTATCCCACATTCGTACTTGCGAGAACACATCATCATAATTTACTTTAGCGTCATACGCCAAAGTCATCGCAAGTTCAATCAGGCGAATTTTATCTTCGAGTTTCTGAACCAGCTCTACGTCGCGAATGTTATACTCAATAAACTTTTGATAATCAAGTCTATAGAGTTGATGTAGATTTTCATATTCAGAATAGTCTAACTTACGCTCGCCAAGTTCAACGCTACAGATATGATCTAGTTTGTATGACTCTTGATTTGGATTTGCTGAATACTTGCGATAGAGTTCGTAGTAGTCTAGAATTGAAATGCCATAAAGTTCATAGCAAGTTTGTTTCTTGCCACGAAAATTAATTTCACTCGAAGTGACTTTACCCCAGGGCGAAAGTTTCAATGCCTTGTCTTCACCAAACAAGCGAGTGATGCGGTTTACAAGATATGGAAAGTCGAAGAAACGAACGTTCCAACCGCTGACAATATCAGGATAATATAAAGTCCACTTATCAATAAACTTTTCGATAAGTTCAAACTCATCCTGACACTTGATGTATTCAGTATTCTCGAAGGTGTTATTGAAGTCGCCACAACCGAAAACATAATTGCGACCACCCATACCGAGAGTGATGGCGGTGACTTCTTCAGTCGCCTTTGAAGGTTCAGGGAATCCGTTTTCAGATCCAACCTCAATGTCGATATATGCAACACATATCTGACTCAAGTCCCAATCAATTTCTTCTGGGAAGATGTCAGATATGAATGCATACTCATAACGGTTTGAACCGTACACTTCAAAGTTGTTGACATCTTTAAATTCATCCATGAAGTTTCTTGCCTCACGAATGGATTTAAAGACCTTTTCTTCAACATACTCTTTATTCAGAGTTTGCCATTTAGTTGGAGTTGTGGATTTAACATAGAACTTTGGATTGTAATGAACCTTCTTGCGGAATCTCTTACCATCTTTAATCCCGCGAAACAACACATTGTCACCAATAATGGTGACATTAGTGTAAAATGCACTCATACAATCAGTTGTTTTGGAGGAGTTACGATGCCGCCGAACATTGAGTTATAGGTATTCTTGACATCGTCAGAAGCATCGCCAGAAGTAATGATTCTATCGTGAGATATCTTTTTATTACCTTCCATAAGATTACACCAAGGAACGAAACCAAAAGTAAATCCGTCTTGTGCAGGACGAAGCATAATTGAAAGTGGATTCTTCAATTCAATATAACTTTCATTTTCAGAAACAACTTCGCCAATAATTTCTTCGCCTGTAATCAATTTTAAAATTCTAACAGTCATTTAGTTCACCTTTATTTAAATTTACCGACATCTAGTATATCAGATTTGTGCACTTCAACGTAACCTTTTTTACCAGAGACTTTGATTGCCCGCCCTCTAGTTTTGTGCGTTGTGTTTGCTGCAATCAACAACACTATTGCCAACGGAT